TGTGGCTATGTATTTCTTGACCATGTATCCATTGTTGTAAGCAGCCAAGAGAATGGTGATGAACGTAAGGCGCTGGACATGGTGATGACAGAACTGCGTACCTTGGTGCAGAAGACAGGCATTAGCCTCATCATTGTGTCCCACCTCAAGCGTCCTTCTGACAAGGGACATGAAGAGGGAGCAGCTACATCTCTGGCTCAGCTTCGTGGCTCAGGCTCCATTGCTCAGTTGTCAGACATGGTGATTGGTTTGGAACGTAATGGTCAGGCAGAGGATGAGACAGAACGTAACACCACCAAGGTGAGGGTGTTGAAGAACCGCTTTAGCGGCATCACTGGGCCAGCATGTAAGTTGTTGTATAATAAATATACAGGAAGGATGACAGAGCGTGACGAAGAAACCATTTAAGGAAGACACAACATGGCCCTTCCCTTCCAACCTGCCTGCTAAGACAATGCATGGGGTGGAGAGGCAGGACAAACATGGAAACAAATATGTCAAGGTAACTACCAAGTTACTTGTTCTTAGGAAGAAGAAGGGAACGGCTCAATGATTGAACAAATTATTGTTGGTACAATAGGGGCTGGATATGCTGTTGTTGGTACAATGCAATGGCTCAAGGGTGATACGGGTGCAGGCATCATGTGGATTGGGTATGCCTTTGCACAGGTGGGTTTGTTTATTAACTTGAAGGTGTAGCATGGCAGACATTACAATGTGCGAAGATAAGGAATGCCCAAAGAAAGAAAGCTGTTATCGTTATACAGCAACAGTTAATCCCTATCGACAGAGTTACTTCTGGAGCAGCCCACGTGTAGAGGAAGAGTGTGAATCGTTTTGGGATAATGAGGACTACAAATGAAAATGAAAGAACATTACACAGATGATTGGGGTGATGCCATTGACACCACCAACAACGCTTTAGGTAAGCTGTTGCGTGAACGTCTAGACTCTGGTATAATTCCTATTCGTTGTACCACTGACGAACTAAAGAAGAATGCACCTGTAATGATTGGACGAACTATGAATAAAACTGTTGATGAAACCCTTGAGCAACGTGGCAATAACTATGGCAACTACCGTGATGTTGCTTATGTAGCACAAGAGCTGAAGAAAACCCTGCGTTATTCAAAGAGCTGGCATAGCATGGAACCATACATGCAAGAAAGCCTTGACATGATTTGTAATAAGATGGCACGTATCGTTAATGGCAATCCCTATTACGATGACAGCTGGCACGACATCTCTGGTTATGCTACACTGGTGGAGAAACAACTGGAGAACAAGTGAAACTCTATCTAGATATTGAGACAACAACAGATCACAAAAAGATTTGGTGTTGCTTCACTTACGATGAAACCAATGGACATGTATGTCACACAAAGCCGGATACACTCACACCCTTAATCGCAAACTCAGAAACAGTGATCGCACACAACTTGATAGGCTTCGATGGGCCAATTCTAAAGAGGTGTTGGGGAGTGACGATACCAGCGAGGAAAGCGAAAGATACCTTGATCTTGTCTCGTCTTTACAATCCAAATTTAGACGCAGGCCACAGCTTGAAGGCATGGGGCGAAAGAGTAGGAGCGAAGAAGATTGATTACGAACAACAATGGAAAGAGCTGGGCTTAGAAGGCAACTGCTATGACAACCCCTCTCTTCCATTGATGTTTGAATATTGTGAGCAAGACGTAGCTGTATTGGTTAAAGCAGAGCAACTCATTGATAAGATGTTAGACGAAGCAAAGTTCTCTGATGAGTGTCGCAAGCTTGAGCATGACGTAGCCATTATCATTCAGAAGCAACATGAACATGGATTTAAACTTGACATTCAGAAAGCTCAGGGCTTATTGGCGACTCTATCTGGTAAGATGGTGGATATTGAAAACCAATTACAAACTATCTTCCCACCCATCATTGAGGAAATGAAGAAGCCTGAGTATTGGGAAGTACAGATTGATCTTAAGCCTAAAGGCAGAGAGACGTTACGCTTTGCTGCTGAGACAAAGACGATGCTTAAAGAACTTCTTAAACAGAATGGGTATAAAGCTTCTCTAGCTGACACTGCCTATGCTGGGCCTATGAAAACAAAGAGCATCCCCTTCAACCCGGGAAGCAGACAGCAAATAGCTGAACGCTTGCAAGGGCTTGGTGTTAAGTTTTCTAAGACTACAGACAAAGGCTCTGTCATTGTTGACGAGAAGGTGTTAGAGAAGATTGACATGCCAGAAGCTAAGGCTCTGCTTGAATACTTGATGTTGCAGAAACGTGTAGCTCAGGTGTCTAGCTGGCTTGAGGAAGTGAGAGAAGATGGGCGTGTGCATGGACGAGTGAACACCAATGGTGCTGTCACTGGACGCATGACACACAGCTCTCCTAACATGGCTCAAGTTCCTAACAGTGGCAGTGTGTATGGCCCTGAGTGTCGTGAGCTTTGGACAGTGGACAAAGACAATGTGTTAGTTGGTGCTGACGCTAGTGGCCTTGAGCTGCGTATGCTAGCACATTACATGAAGGACGATGCGTATGTTAAGACAGTGTGTGAGGGATCGTCTAAAGATGGTACGGATGTCCACACGATTAACCAGAAAGCGGCGAACTTACAGACACGCGATCAAGCGAAGACCTTTATCTATGCGTTTCTCTATGGTGCTGGCCCATCAAAGATTGGCTCGATTGTCGGTGGTAGTGCTACGGCTGGACAGAAGCTCATCACTTCCTTTCTTGAAGGGACTCCCGCACTCAAACGTTTACGTGATAAGGTATCCTTGGTCGCGTCCAAGGGCTATGTACCGGGCCTTGATGGTCGCAAGATTTGGGTACGCAGCGAACACGCAGCACTTAATAGCCTCTTACAGGGCGCTGGTGCAATCGTCATGAAGAAAGCATTGGTACTTCTTAGCAATCACCTACATAAGCATAAGATTGTTCATGGGTTTTGTGCTAATGTACATGATGAATGGCAGATTGAAACAAAGAAACAGTATGCTGACATTGTAGGAAAGCTTGCTGTACAATCTATCGAAGAGGCAGGGGTACAACTAAGTTTGTTCTGTCCTGTTTCCGGCGAATATAACATCGGAGCTAATTGGAAGGAAACACATTGACATACGAAGAACAAATTGAAAAGCTTGCAAGGGAATGTGACACCTCTGTTCACTTGTTTGTTAAGGACAATCAACTTGTATTGGTTCATAGTCCTTTAGACTCAGAGGAAGATGTGTTAAACATTCTTAATAGTGCTGCTGCTAACATGGTTATGCGTGGAGCACTTGACAAAGCTAGTGGAAATACGTTACAATAATGTATGACAGGGAGGAAAGACTCTCATAAACTAAACAAAGGAAAACAAATGACACAAGTAAAACTGGTTGGCAAACTCTTCTGGGCTAAGCACATGGACACCCCTAACACAGAGTTCAACCCTGCTGAGACTCGTAATGAAATCTGTATCGGTGGTCTGTCAGACACACTGGCTGCACGTTTGAAGGACGAGCTTAATGTGAAGGTGAAAGAGAAAGCTGATGACAAGTATGGTCGTGGTAAATACATCATCATCAAGACTAAGTATGTCATCAAGGCAGTGGATGAGAATGGTAAAGAGGTGGCTCCTGCTGACATTGGTAATGGCACTGTTGCTGAGCTGTCTATCAGCAGCTATGCACACAAGATGACAGCAATGCATGGCAATGCCCCTTCGTTGATGCATAGTGATAAGTATCCAGCCATCAAGATTAAGGAGCTTGTAGCCCCTCCTGTGGCCTCTGAGGTGGTAGAAGAAGACGAAGTGGTCTTGTAATGATTGGCCTTGTAGACGGGGACATGATGTGTTACCGCATCGCCTTTGCCTGCAAGGATGAGACAGAGAAGGTGGCTATCAAAACGATGGCTACCTTCTTGGAAGAAGTCTTAATGACACAGCTAGACCTTAACGAATGGGAAGTGTTCCTAACAGGGAAGACAAACTTTCGCTTTGATGTAGCTGTGACTGCTCCTTACAAAGGTAATAGGAAAGATGTTGAGAAACCACCTCACTTAGAAATCCTACGTAACTATCTAGTAACCGCATGGGCTGCTACTATCAGTGAAGGTGAAGAGGCTGATGACCTCATTGCTATTCGTGCAACAGAGCTTGGTGATGAATCCATCATCATCTCCTTAGATAAAGACTTTGATCAGGTGCAAGGATGGCATTACAATTTTGTGAAACAGAAAAAGTATTATGTATCCGCAGAGGAAGGACAGCGTTTCTTCTACAAGCAAATGTTGATGGGCGACAAGGCAGACAACATTGTGGGTATCAGGGGAGTGGGGCCTGTAAAGGCAGACAAGATGCTTGCAAAAGCTACAACAGAAAACGAGCTGTATGCTATTTGCTTGGAGGCACTGGGCGTAGAGCGAACACTTGAGAATGGACAACTACTATGGCTTCGAAGAACACCAAACCAGATGTGGCAACCTCCTTCTACCTAGCAGGGTGTAAGTGGACTGTCTGTTTTAATAAGGACATTACAGAGATGGGGACATGCAACCCATTGACGTATGAAATTATTATCAAGGACAACATGACACCCCAAGCAGCAGAAGCAACCTTCTTTCATGAGTTGGTACACGCAATAAAATTTACAATGGGAGAAACCAATCACGATGAACGAGAAGTTGAAGCCTTCGGAAACCTCCTCCATCAAACGTTTGTACAACTGTGGAGAGTGGACACCGGCAAGGTTTAGAAGCTTTGTTGTCTCTGCTCTCAGGACAGCTACTCGTAGGTGGCCTCCTAAATATAAGGCTTTGAAAGAAGCCTACGCAGGTAGGAAAACCAATAAGAAAACAAATAAGCTGGCTATGCACTACAAGTGTGCATGTTGCAAGAAAGAGTTTGTAGCAGCTGATGTACAGGTAGACCACATCCTTCCTGTTGTTAATCCAAAGACAGGCTTTACAACATGGGAAGAATATATTAACAACATGTTCTGTGAGAAAGAAAACTTACAGGTGTTGTGTAAGCCTTGTCATTCAATCAAGACACAAGAAGAGAAAGATGAAAGGAAAGAATATGGGAAGACCAAAGGGCAGCAAGAACCAAGAGCCACAAGAAAGCGTGCAGCCAAGTCCTGAGCATATGACTCTCTACCTAGTTAACTACTGGGTTCCATTCCCATCTAGTGAGTATGGTGGGTTGCAAGCAGTGGTTGCTAAGGATGATGAGGAATGTTATAAGCTTATTGTTGAAGCTGATGTTTGGGAGTTTGACCGACAAAAGAATGCAGAGGAACTTATCAGAGCACGTGTTAAGAAAGCTTCTAGGTTTCAACTGGTAGGTGGTTACATTCCAGAAGTTGTTAGGAGTTTTACAACATGAACTTAGAAATGATTAAAGAGAATGAGGATGGTAGTGCTGACTATTCAATGAGCTTGAGCAATGAAGAGAAAGATCAGCTCATCCGCTTTGCCTTCATTGAGCTGCTGAAGCGTGGCATTGAAGAGGGTAAGAAATATGACACAGAAGTTTGCCCCTATGGGCCTTGTGTTAGAACAAGCGACAATGACAAGCCTTGCATCTGTGAAGATACATCTAACATAGCTTATTAAACTTCTGCCCTTAGCACAATGGATAGTGCAGCAGCCTTCTAAGCTGTAGATATAGGTTCGATTCCTCTAGGGCAGACCAAACAAAGGAAAAATATGGGAAAGAAAGTATTGAGATTGAGCCTGAATGAGCTTGATGACTCTTATGATTGCGTACAAAATACAGAGGTATCAGTGCATTTGCCTGATGATGTGGCATGGGACAAGATGATGCCCTACTTCTTCCACTTCTTAGAAGGAGCTGGTTACATTGGTGTTGTTGATAGAATGACTAACTTATGTCAGTAACCGATTTGAGGACTTTGCAGATGAATAAACATTACTCACGCAAGTGGCTCAACTCAAAAGAAGGGACAGCATTCATTGAGTGTTATTCTTCTAATGATACGAGCACCTACAAAGACTTTGGCTTCAAGCTTGGGGACTGTCATAAGATTGTTTCAATTGATTTTAGTTTTCATAACACTAAGACAAAGCAAGAACGTATTAAGAAAGTTAGCCTTATAATTGATGAACTCATTGCCTTGAAGAAAGAAATTGAAAAGGCAGAGGTAAATAAATGAGACACTTAGTTATCCCTGATACACAATGCAAACCGGGCAACAGCTTTAACCACCTGTCATGGGTTGGTAAGTATGCAGCAGACAAGAAGCCTGATGTCATCATCCACCTTGGTGATCATTGGGATATGCCTAGCCTGTCCATCTATGATGTGGGTAAGAAGAGCTTTGAGGGCCGTACCTACCACGCTGACATAGAGGCTGGGCATGAGGGCATGAGAGCCCTTCTAGCCCCTATACAAGAGGAGCAGGCCCGTCTTAAACGTAACAAGGAGAAGCAATGGAACCCACGCATGGTGTTCTTATTGGGCAACCATGAAGAACGAATTCAACGAGCAATCGAATCAGACAGAAAACTTGATGGACTCATTGGCTATCATGACTTCAAGCTGGATGAGTATGGCTTTGAGTGTTTCCCTTTTCTGCAACCAGTTGTTATTGATGGTGTTGCCTATTGCCATTACTTTACTAGTGGTGTGATGGGAAGGCCAGTGTCTAGCCCTGCTCTCATGCTGTCCAAGAAGCACATGAGCTGTGTGATGGGACACGTACAGGACAGGGGCATTGCCTATGCACGTAGGGCTGATGGTAGACGCATGACTGGTTTATTTGGTGGCATCTGCTACACCCATGACGAAGGCTATCTAACCCCTCAAACCAATGGTAGCTGGTCAGGTATCTGGATGTTTAATGAGGTGGAGGATGGGGCCTTTGATGAGCTTCCTGTTAGCCTTAGCTACTTGAAGGAACGCTATGAGCTTA